GATCAAGTGAAAGACTGGCTGTATAGTTTAGGTTGGAAGCCTCGTACCTATAAATTCAAACGTGAGGACGATGGTAATGAAAGAAAGATAGAACAAATAAGAAAGGACGGTGAACTCTGTGCAAGCGTTTTGGAACTATCTGAAAAAGAGTCTAGTATTTCTCTTCTTGACGGTCTGTCTGTACTTACTCATAGAATTGGTATACTCAAGGCAATGTTATCCCACGAAAGAGGTGGTTATGTTCAGGCCACTGTCGCAGGTCTTACAAATACATTACGGTTTAAACACGCCAAACCACTGGTCAATTTACCATCAGTAGACAGGCCCTATGGTGCTGAGATAAGAAGCTGCCTTACTTCACCAGAGGGACACACTCTCTGTGGCGCTGACATGACCTCCTTAGAGGACACAACAAAAAGGCACTACATGAAGCCTTTAGATCCCGACTATGTTGCAGAAATGTCAAAACCTGGATTTGATCCCCATCTTGATTTGGCTAAACATGCAGGGGTTATAACTCAGTCTGATATAGATAAGCACAATAGCGGAGAGAGATCTTTGAAGTCCCTCCGTAAGAATTACAAAGTTGTTAACTACTCCGCAACCTATGGGGTGGGCGCAGCGAAATTAGCGAGAGAAACTGGTATGTCTAAGAGTGATGCACAAAAGCTTTTAGGTGCTTTCTGGTCTCGTAATTGGTCTATAGATAAAGTGGCAAGCACCCTATCGGTAAGGGAAGTCCTTGGTGGCATGTGGGTACAGAACCCAGTTTCTAAATTCTGGTATTCTTTAAGGTCAGATAAGGATAGGTTTAGCACTTTAAATCAAGGAACTGGAGTTTACTGTTTTGATAATTGGGTTGCCATCTGTAGGCACAACGGAATTAAAACGATAGGCCAGTTTCACGATGAGATCATTGCTCTTGTTGAGCAAGGTGAGGAACAAGAAACAAAAAAGAAAATGGAAGGAGCGATATGTAAACTTAATAAAAAGTTGAAATTAAACGTAGATTTAGGGATAGATGCACAGTTTGGAAATAATTATGCAGAAATTCACTAATTGTATGTTTGAAACCCCGAAAAAAGCCTGTATATATACCTACCAACTCTAGAAGGAGATTTCAAAATGGCTAGATACACATTAGATATGGTTCTTGAGTACGCTAAAGTTTTCCCTGAAAATGCAGACATGGGAAACCCCGATGGCCCTCGTGCCGCTCAAGAAATTCATAAGAAGGGTGGACAGTTTGCAGTCAACGCTTACTTTACTGATCAGTCTCAAATTGATAAGTTGTTGTCTGATGGCCTCGACCCGAAACCTATGAATAATGACAGGATACTAGAAGGTAAGCCTGAATATGGGATAGGGAAGTTTATGCGTATGCGTAGACCTTTTACTGACGATATTCGTGAAGACTGGACACACCCTGTTACAAAAGAGCAAGGCTACAACCTAGGTGGACCACCAGTTGTTGTTAACCTGTTAAACGGTGAGAACAAAGGGGCTTGGAAGTTAGGCTCAGATGGTGAACTTGGTAACGGAACAAAAGCTAAGGTTCAGTTTGAGACTTACTCCAATGGAGCAGGCATCAGACTATTAGGCGTAGCTGTTACAGATCTTGTGACCTATCAAAGAGATAACACTATCTCGGACGATGATAAACTGTTTATGGTCGGATAAAATGAAAATCCAGATCATTGCAGAATCAGAATCAAAAGACGATGGTTTTACAGGTAAGACTTCTTTTGAAAGGGAGGATGTTGAAAGTATAAACGATGTCTTGTGGTTGTTCAGCGAATTTCTAAATGGCGTAGGCTATACATACACTAAAGCCGTAGCTGTAGAGAGAGACGATGGAGAGATGGTCTGGAGTGACTTCTAGTGGCATATAGCAAAGTGATTATCGATGGTGATATAGTAGCCTATCGAGCAGCCTTTGCCTCAGAAGATTATCCAGAACAAGAAGCTATAATAAAAACTGATAGTTTAGTATACTACATACTAGAAGCCACAATAGGACCCTTTGCCAGTAAAAAAGATTATGAAGTTTATCTAACTGGCAAGGGGAACTTCAGATATGATATAGCCAAAACAGCGATCTATAAGGGCAATCGAGCAAAGAGAGAAAAGCCAAGATACTTACAGTTAACAAGAGGCCATTTAATAAATAACTATGGTGCTGAAGTTAGCGACAATGAAGAGGCTGACGATCTTATCGGAAAAGCAGTGACCACACATGGACCATCTTGTGTTGTTGCATCAATAGACAAAGACATGCTTCAATTGGCCTGTCATCACTTTAATATAACTAAGGGAACCAAGAAAACAGTATCTGACTTTGAAGGTCTAAAGTATTTCTACTCTCAAATTCTATCGGGGGACAGTGCAGACAACATAATAGGTTTGAATAAGGTTGGACCTATAACTGCAATGAAAATGTTAGATACCTGCAAAACTGAAAAAGAGTTATGGGACGCTTGTCTTAAGGCTTATGAAGGTGATGCAGATAGGGTTATAGAAAACGCAAGGTTACTATGGCTGAGAAGAAAGGATGAAGAAATATGGGAACCCCCAGTTCAAGTAAAGCAAAAGGGAGATTAGGACAACAAGAAGTTAGGGATGCCATACTAAAGCTCTTCTCTAACCTAGAGGCAGATGATGTTAGGTCAACAGCTATGGGTCAAAATGGAGAGGACATACAACTAAGTCCCAAAGCCAGAAAACTGTTACCTCTTTCTATTGAGGTTAAGAGAAGAAAAAATCTGCAAACAGTTTATGACTGGATGGACCAAGCTAGGCAGGGTCAATACGACCCTGTCGTTTTTTTCAGGGGTGACCGTAAAGAATGGCTTGTAATGGTTCCTATGAATGATTATCTAAATCTCATAAAAAAGAGAGGTAAGAGATGACTAACGTAGAATTGTTTAAAATATGGGGCGTTTGCAATGGCCCTTGGGAAGATCAAGACAATAACGTTTGGCTGACTTGTAAAATAGAAGAAGGAGGGGCTGTAATTAAAGATCCTCAAGACATACCCTTCGATACTTTTAACGAAGCTTATGACGTAGTGAGACACTTCCACAAACGTATAGACCCTATAGTTATGTCAGCAGACGTTTCTAACTGGTACGATGCGTAATGGGTAAAAGGAGTAACTATCAGAGGGTCCCTAGAGATTTTTATCCTACACCTATAACCGCTTTAGAGCCTCTAATACCTCACTTACCTTATACCTTCGAGTATATAGAACCTTGTGCAGGTGATGGTAGGTTGATCGATCATTTAACAGAGCTAACTGGTGGGTCTGCTCAATTACTGATAGCCTCTGACATAGACCCTAGAAGAAGCGACATTTATAAAGCAAACGCTTTACAACTAGAGGTTGATCAGTACGACCCTGAAACCTATATTATAACTAATCCACCTTGGGACAGAAGCTTGTTACATGTCATGATAGAAAAATTTATGAGGACTTGTAAGACTTGGTTACTATTTGATGCCGATTGGATGCACACTAAGCAGTCCGCTATACTAATGACATATTGCAAGAAAGTTGTAAGTGTAGGCAGAGTTAAGTGGATAGAAGGAAGTAAGGGTGTAGGAAAGGATAATTGTTGTTGGTACTTGTTTGACATAAAACACAAAGGTCCAACGGAGTTTTACGGAAGGGTTATAGAGGATATAAAATGATAAACGCAGATGACATAAGAGATATGCAAGAAGATCTAGAAAGCTACTCAAATTTTGTAGAAGATCTAATGTTAACAAAAGGTGAGGCCAGATTATATGAGAACACCTTTGGTTTGGTTGGCGAAGCAGGAGAGGTAGCTGAAAAGGTAAAGAAGCTAGTAAGGGACGGAACTCGTTATAGTGACAATGAGATACTCTTAGAGTTAGGCGATGTTTTATTTTATATCACAGCTTTAGCTAACCTCCACAATGGGGATTTAAGGAAGGTTTTAGATCTTAACATGCTAAAGCTAAACGACAGAAAACAAAGAGGGAAGTTACAAGGGTCAGGAGATAATCGATGAGCAATTTATTACCAACAGACTACCAGTCTTTCATTCATACATCACGCTATGCTCGTTGGTTAGAGGACAAGCAACGTAGAGAAACGTGGACAGAAACTGTAGAAAGATATATGAACAATGTTGTAAAGCCTGTCTTGGGCGATGATACATATGTTAAACAGATAGAAGATGCCATACTAAACTTAGAGGTTATGCCAAGCATGAGAGCCTTAATGACTGCAGGTGAGGCTTTAGACAGAGACAACACTGCAGGTTATAACTGTTCCTACCTACCAGTAGATGACCCTAAGTCTTTTGACGAGGCTATGTTTATCTTGTTGTGTGGTACAGGTGTAGGGTTTAGTGTTGAGCGTCAGTTTATACAGCAGCTACCTGAAGTTCCTGAATTGTTCGACAGTGAAACAACAGTTATTGTTAAGGATAGTAAAGAGGGTTGGGCTAAGGCTTTCAGACAGGTCTTAGCTTTACTGTGGGCAGGTGAGATACCAAAGTGGGATACCTCTCGTGTACGCCCTGCAGGTTCGAGGTTAAAGGTCTTTGGAGGTAGAGCTAGTGGTCCTGCACCCCTAGTTAAGCTATTTGAGTTTGCTATTACTACATTTAAAGGCGCACAAGGTCGCAGACTATCTTCTATAGAGTGTCACGATTTAATGTGTAAAGTTGGTGAGATTGTCGTTGTTGGTGGCGTTAGACGTTCAGCATTGATTAGCTTATCTAACCTGTCAGATGATCGAATGAGACACGCTAAGTCAGGACAGTGGTGGGATGAACCAGATAAAAACATCTATAGGCAAGGTTACAGATCTATGGCTAACAACTCTGTTGCCTATTCAGAGAAGCCCGACAGTTTATCTTTCCTGCGTGAATGGATGGCACTTGTTGAATCAGGTAGTGGAGAAAGGGGAATATTTAATCGTGAAGCATCTAAGAAACAAGCTAAGAAGTATGGCAGGCGTGACCCTGAACACGAGTTCGGAACTAATCCCTGCAGCGAAATTATACTTAGGCCGTATCAGTTCTGTAACCTTACGGAGGTTGTGGTCAGAGCTACAGACAATGTGGATGATTTACAAAGGAAAGTTAGACTTGCTACAGTACTTGGAACTGTACAGTCTACATACATCAAGTTCCCTTACCTGCGAAAGGTGTGGCAACGAAATACAGAAGAAGAACGATTGCTCGGTGTGTCTCTCACAGGGATAATGGACAACCCTCTTCTGACAACACAGAATAAAGGATTGGATAAGACTCTTGACACTTTACGAGAAACTGCTGTTCGTACTAATTCTGAGCTTGCTGATACTCTTGGCATACCACAAAGTACATCTATCACCTGCGTCAAACCCAGTGGAACCGTTAGTCAACTCGTTGACAGTGCCTCTGGTATCCACGCAAGATATAGCAGACACTACATCAGAACCGTTAGAGGAGACAACAAAGACCCCTTAACACAATTCATGAAAGACCAAGGCATACCTAATCAACCTTGTGTACAGAAACCAGATCAAACGACTGTGTTTAGCTTTCCTATTAAATCTCCTGCAGGGTCTATAACAACAAGTGATATGTCCGCAATCGAGCAGTTAGAAACATGGCTACTCTTTCAAAGACATTGGTGTGAACATAAGCCAAGTGTTACCATTAACGTCAGAAAAGAGGAGTGGTTTGAAGTAGGCTCTTTTGTTTATAAACACTTTGATGAAATGAGCGGTGTGTCTTTTCTGCCCTTCGAGGAGCATGTGTATGAGCAAGCTCCTTATCAAGAAATATCTAAACATGACTATAAAACTCTATCCTCTGTTATGCCAGAAAAAATTAACTGGAGCCTATTAACAGATTATGAGAAGGAAGACACTACAAATTCAAGTCAGAGCTTTGCTTGCTCTGGTGATGTGTGTGAAGTCGTAGACATAGGAGCCTAGAATGAACGTATATACCCGACCCTTTAGAAAAGAAGTCTACGACAAAGTAGACACACCCTCTAAGCAAGCTGTTATAAAATACCTTACTAACACAGGACACTGTATCGTTAGCTCTGAGGAAAATTATTTCGCAGATGTTGTATCTCAGAAAAATGACATTACATACTTCCATGAAGCAGAACGTAAGGCCCAGTGGAAATATGACTGGCCTGTTCATTGGAAAGAGGTTAGGATACCTGCTAGAAAAATGAGGCTTATAAAGAAATATGAAGATAGCCTCGACTATCTGTTCTTTTATGTTCTTAACAAGACTTACGACAGAGCTTGGAAGATAAAGGCAACACAGATGACTGAGGACACAATAAGAGAAGCTTCGGGACCTCGATACAGGATACCAGAACATGAAACCTTTTATCATATACCTTTTGTTGATTGTGAACTAGTGGAGATAAAATGATAGACAAAGATGTTGTAAATAAGCCACCTCATTACGGAAACGGAGAGATAGAGTGTATAGATTACATGAAGGACAACATGGACACTGTTATGTTCATGGGTTACCTTGAGGGTAACTGTAAGAAGTACCTACATAGGTTCAGGTACAAAGGTAAGCCAGTGCAAGATCTAGAGAAGGCTAGATGGTATCTGGATAGATTAATCAGTGAAATGAAGGGTGAACCTGAGTTGCCCCTCTAGAAAGGTAGATATGATTAGCGCTATAATACTAGCCTGTAATGTGGCAAACACTGAGTGTAGAACTTTTGGAACTGCAAGAGTTATGTCATCAGAACAAGAGTGTAATATTTCTTTAAGGGATGGTATATATCAAGTAGAAAGCCAAGGTTGGATAGTAAGAGACTACGCCTGTTATGAATGGTAAGAAAGAGTTTAAACTAAAAAAGGC